CGCTCATAGCCCGGCGGTAGTGAAACGACGCTCGTCAATGAACTGAATCGGGTAAATGGTTTAATCATCTCCAGATACAGCGTCATCCCCGGCGTGCTGGGCACCGCCCATAAATGAATCACGCCCACTGGATAGGTCGGTTCGTAGTACAGCACCGAGGGGAAGGTATTCTGGATGGACTTGTAGCCTATCGAGGCATACTGATCATTCGTCCAAAGTTCAATGGGATAATCAATACTGCCGTTACGCGCATAAGCAAAAGTCACTTGTTGCGGACGTACGGTATCGAAATTAGCACCCGGTCCAATGGTGTAATCACCCTGTCCGACCGTGAGCGGAAAAGTCTCTGACACAGGTACATAGACCATCAGATTCTCATTCGCCCAGCTCTCCAGCACATCATTCAAACTATCAAGTGCATCCTGCGCCATCGACGCGGTGGGCGTTTCACCGTCCGAAAGCACATTGATAGATCGAAGCGCGCGAGTGATGATGTCCAGTGCCGTCGCCATTTAAGACTCCATAAAAAAACCCCCGCCGAAGCGGGGGTTGTTCAGACGCTGACGAATCAGCTCGGTGCCTGATTGGCGATACGCGCGGCCAGCTGCGGCCTGAGTGTCTTGTAGCCATACAAAACATCCAGACGACACGGGAAGCTACGGTCGCTGATCTGGAACTGACGCACCAGCGACATGCTGATACCGTCCATCACCTCACGCGCAGCAAAGTCCACGCCCTGCGGCAGCACAAGGTCAGCGGTCGCAAAGGTAAACGCATCCTTGTGATAGACCATGGACTGACCATAAGGCGTGCCAGCGGTACCGACAAATGTGAGGGGCGCGTTATCAGCCGGCGCTGCCGTCACATTCTGGTAAGCGCCGGTCGTGACAATCTCCGGCAGTATCGAGATTTGAACGGCCGGCGTACCGACCGCATTCGTCACGACAAACTGCTGCAGCACACCGGTATCAACTTTGGTCTCCGGATGCACGCGGTTGACACCCGGGATAGTGAACACCGTGCCGACATCAATCGTACCCGTGCCGGTATCAATCGCCAGTCCCGAACCGGCTTGGCCCGCGCCGTTGACCAGATAGCCAGTCGCATTGCTGCGCGCCTGCGTAGACAACAGTGTCGATTCCAGAAAATCAAAGCCTGCCGTACGACCCATGTAGCCCTCGCGGTATTGCTTCGCGATGGTGGTGGTGTCGTTGAACAGACCCGAGACGCTATTGACCAGCTGGACGTTATCGTATGAGCTCAGGAGCGCCGTACGGTCGCCTGCCGGTGCCAGTGCATCCTGCAGCATCTGGCGACCCTGAAGCGCACGCAGCAGCGTCATCTGGCCAGTGACGTTGTTCACCTGCTGATAGACGTCCTTGCGCATGTTCAGCGCATCGGCCTCGATGTTGGCAGCAAGAACCGCCATCGCTGGCTCAATGATTCGCTTGCTGAAATCATCTAGCGAGAGGGTGAGCTCCTGCGAGGTGAAGTTCAAGTCCACGCCTTTGACGTTATTCACCGTCAGCGAGACCTGCTTTTCAACCGTATCTTGCGTGGACATGTTGATACCGCTACGTACCGTGTACTGGTTAGGCAGACGAACACGCAGGGTATCGCCGATCTTTGCGCCCTTCTGCGCAAAAGAATCGTCATAGTCGCGGTTGATGGTACTAATGAAGGTGCACTTCTGATGAAGAATCCGCAGCGCCTCGCGGGTGATCATCAAGGGGGTAAGAATAGTATTCGCCATGGCTTATCGCCTTCCGTATAGCTGCTCGTTGCGCTTTCTGGCCCATTCATCTGCGCTGAGGCTGTCGCTCAAGCCCGGAGGGCGCGAGTCAGTGCCTTGCAGTGGATTGATGGGTTTGGGCGCAGCCGAAGGTTTCTTTGGCGGCGCGCTGGTTAGCTTGGCTTCCAGCTTGCCGATCTCGGCGGCTTGTCGGGCGGGAGCGAGCTGATAGATGCGCTGCGCTTCATCTGGGTGTGCGTTCAGGTGCACGGCGATCTTTGCCCCGATCTCGGAGTCGAGAATCGCCTCGGCCATGAACTCACTGATCGGGACGGTCTCGGCAAACTCGTGCCGGTCAAAGTCACCGATCTCTTCTGCTTCGGATAAGAGCTTTTCGCGGCGCTCGATCAGGGTCGCTTTATGGCGCTCCTGCTCTCGCGAGCGAGTTTCGCGCTCACGCTGATTGAGCTTCCAATCGGTTAAAGCATCGAGGTAATCCTCGGTCGTCGCATACTGCTGCGGCTGAGGCTTTCCATCAGATGCTGTGCCGTTCGGAGGCTGTCGCTGCATCTCCAGCAGTTTTTCCAGATACTCGGCACGCGCTTGTGCCTCTGCTCTGTCTCGTACAAGCCTTTCCCAGCGTCGTTGTGAGCGGGTCTGTGCCTTGCGCTCTTCCTTCGCTTGGGAATCGTCTTGCTGCTTCTCCGTTGCCGACTCGGAGGCGTCTTGCGTGGCGGCGGTCTCGGCATCTATGTTTTGTGTCGCATCCGATTCGACAAGGGTCTCCGGCTCAGTCTGTCCGGGTAGGTGCTGCTGGTGGTCTTGCATAGTCATCCTCATGGGATTCGCGCAGGTTCCGCTGCGGACGGATATAAAAAAAGCCACCGCTGGGGTGGCTGCTGCAAAACGGCAGACGTAAAAAAACCCGCAGGGCTGTCGCCGTGCGGGTCGCTAAGTAATAAACTTTCTTACGTCTGACCGCTTTATCGGTTCAGGCAAATGTCAGTAGAAAGACAAGGTCGTCCTCTTCCCGCTGCATCATCTCCCGGTAAAGTTGTTGCTGCTGTTGCTGTCTTTGCTGCTCTGCCTGTGCCAGTGTCAGCAACTGCCGTATTTCTTCTCTGACCAGCGCCTCACGCATCTGCATGAGCGCTTGCTCATACTTATCCTGATAGGCGATGCGCTGCCGTGCAAGCTCGATACGCAGGGCGTTGCTGAGTGCCTGCTCATCCGGCTCAAGCGTCTGTACATCGTCTTGGGCCAGCTGACGAATAATGCGCTGCACCCTTGGGGGCAGGATGCCCAGTCGGCGACGCTCGTCATCACGCTCGGCAGCAGATGGCAGTTTGTCGATGCCCAGCTGCGGTTTTTTCTTGCGCCGTACGATACCGCCAGAGTTCCGTGTTGCGGTGTCAGCGCAGGGCAGTACCTGAAATGCGCCAAACTGAAAGGCACAGCGCTGAAACGCCGGCACCGCTGCGCCAGCGGCGGCATCCTGAAATGCGTTTTGCTGAAAGGCGTCAGGCTGAAATGCCTGCATGCTTATTCATCCGGTACCAAGGGCTGCCATGCTGCAGGCTTATTGCCCTTGTCCAACCAAGCGAGATACGCCTGATAGTGCAGATTGGCTTCGTCTTTGGGTATGAATAGCTGCCCGTCTATTTGATAAATGATGTTGGGCTCGGGGGTGAGTCGATACATGATCAAATCTCCGTCAGTGCGGCCCAGCTGAAATCAAACTGGCCGCTGCCATTCGAAGTGCCGGTAATGGATGCTGAGTCGGTGTTGAGTGACGTGACGGTCCCGAGCGTGCCATTCGTCATGGTGATCTGCAAGGTCGGTGAAGCACGCTTGATGGTCTTGTAGTTGATTGTCAACGTCACCGGAATATTTGCGCCATTGCCCCAGCGACTGATGACCGTACCCTGCTCATACATACGCCGGCAGATCGCAACCGACTCAGAGACATTTTTTATTTCAAAAGCAGTGGTTGACGAACCCAGCTCGATTTTAACCTTCCGGATATCCCAGGTGGCATTGAGTACATTGCACACAGCGACGGCACCCGGTGTATACATGAATTCACCGGCAAGCCATGTATCGGTAGTAGGAGTGGTGTAGACCGAGCCAGCGCCGTGACAAAACGTCAGCGAGAGTCCGAGAAAATTCTGCGTACCGCCAATCGCCGCTGCCTGATCGCCGGGAATCGTCACCGACACAGGCGTGAACACATTCGCTACCGGAACGCTGTAGGTCGTCACATAGACCTTTGGACCGCCGGGTGTGTTGTTGCGCAAGGCGATGGCGTGGTTGCCTGTGACAGAGGATCTGACCTCAAAAGAGATCGTGATCTGCTGAGCACCAGCGGTGCCCCAGCCGGAATCGCTTAGGGTTTGTGTCTCAATACCTTGCTGCACATAGCACTGGTTGATGGTATTGGTGGCGGGGTCATAAGGCGTGGTGATCTGGCGGCGGTAATGCCTCCATGTGTTGGGCAGGGCTTCACTATCGCGGCTGATGCTCAGCACCGCATTAGTGGATACATCATTCCAACGATCCAGATGAAAAGCACTTCCCGTAAACCCTGTCACCGGAGCGCCGCCGTTTCGCTGGAAGACCTGAAAATCGCCATTCTCCAGCCGGTTCAAACTGAAGGCATTGGCCGTCCCGACAAAGCCGATCTGGCCGGTGGCCGGGTTGTAAGTCACGGGTGACACTGCTGACAGTGCGGCCCTTGCACCGGCCTGATTGACATAGCCGGCCGGGTTGGCAGCATCGTACGGGGTGTAGCCTAGCGCGCCGCTGATGTCCGCACCCGTCAGCGTCACTTGATGATCCGCATTCCAGTGGCTCGGCAATACCTCGCCCGCTGCGGCTGCGTTCGGATCGTCGGGTATGCCACTTACAAACTGATGCTTAACCTGCATTTGCCACCTCCAGCACTGTCCTTACACCGACCACACGGCCTTCCGCATCTTTAATCACCTCGCGCGGCGCACTCATCAGGGTGCGCAGCGCCAGCATCTCTTTCATGACATCGTCGATGCCGATGGCGGCTTTGACGTCAGCCATCTCTGAGGCGTCATCCTCGGGCTCATCCGCCGGTATCGGCCGCAGCCCAATCGGCCTGCCGTTTGCATCACGTACGATTTCTTTTTCCATCGAAAACTCTTTGCGCAGCTCATGCGCGCATTTCATCAACGTGCCGATCATCTCGCCTTGCACCACATGGCCATTCGCATCAAGCGCCAGTACACCGGAGCTGATCTTTTCTTTCAGGAGATCCGCTTGCATACGTAGCTGCTCCAGCTCACGTTTTGCTTCAATCTCTCTTTCCTGCAGCATCATTCGTACCTGCGCATCCAGCTGCGCTTTATCCATCTCGGTCGTGTCTGCTTCAGATTCTTTGTAAAGCTCTTCGGCTTTGAGCTCCAGCTCGCCCTTCACTTTCAGACGGTTTGTCTCGGCATTAAAGGCATCAATCTGCACCTTCATCTTTTCGAGATCGCGCTTCTCCAGCTCGGCCGTCATCTGCTGAATCGTCTGATCCAGCTGCTGGATCAGCTGCTCATGCTGCTGCATCTGGAGCTGTACCTCCGGCGGTAGCTGCGGCGCCTCCTCATCCTTCTCCTGCAAGGCAGGCGGCAGCATTTTCTTCAGACGCTCAGCCAATTGCTCCGCCCCCGGCCAATCCATCGATTTCACGATCAAGTCGCCCGCCACCCCCATGATCTGCGGGTTCGACTGCACCATCTGCATCATCGAATCCGCCGCTTCCTGACGACGGGTGGAGTACGATGGACCCGCTGCGACAATCAGGTCATAGCGTCCCACCGTTAAGTCATACACGCGGATCACGTTTTGGCCGAATTCATCCCGCTCTTCCACAGGCTGATTCACCGTCATCATCTTTTCCGAGCCATCCTCACCCAGAATCCGTAGCATGCGCGGGGTATCATAGATTTTGGGGATCAGATCAATCAGGATGCGTCCGCACTGCTCAATCGCACGCGTCATGTTGTCGATGAAGTGGTAGGTGCCCACATCACCTTCACGCTGCCTCGCCAGAATCGCCCGGCCCGAGGTCTCATTACTGCGCTGACCCAGCCCGGCCTCATAAATGCCCACGGTGGACATCAGATCCTGCTGCGCATTAACTGCGCCCTGCATCACACCCGTCGGTGGTGACGCAAACGGCTGACGCTGCGGCGGTGGCACGGCAATGCCAGCGACGGTCGTGGGTTTGTAGGGCAGGAAGGAATAATTCTCCTTATTCGCATTCCCCCACAACGTCTCGTAGCCTTCCACCTGCCCCTCTGCCGCAATGTAAGGGGCTTTGGGTTGCAGGGCTAACAGCTCAGTCTCTGTCGAGCGATAGTAATTGAGCATGCGCTGCGCATCTTTGGCAAAACGCACCAGCGAGAAGAGCTCGATACGGCCGTTGATATAGACCATATCCCCAAACACCGGAATGATCGGTATCCACTTCCCTGCCCACTCACCACGCTCTAATACCGAATGCCCGCCCAGCTTCGCCCAGCGCACCGCACGTCGTTTGACGGTACGCTCTTCTGCAATCGCCAGTCGGGTCTCTGACGGCAGCTTGGCGTACTCGTCAGCGGCGAGAATCGTTCCATCCTCCAGCCGCAGCAGCCGCTGGGCTTCCTCTACCACGTACCAATACTCCGCCAGCCGCACCGTATCGTCCGTGACCCAGCCCTCTGCGTCACCCGATACCTCATCCCAGCCACCCACCTGATCCGGATACTTACGCTCAAACTCCTCGCGCGGCATATCCTCCGTCACGAAGCAATAACGCCACGTCGCACCGTCCAGCGATTTCGCCTGATGGTCGAAGTACACCGTCAGTGGGTTCACGATAGGCTTGATCAGAATCTCCTGATCAAACGAGCCATCGTCGCAATAGTCCGTCACCACCCGAAAGAAACCAAAGCCGCCCGACACCGCATAAAAGAACGCGTTGTCATACGCCAGCTCAGCTTTGCTATTGGCCTCGATATGCCGAATCAGCCCTGAGAAAATCTCCGCCGTCTCCACATCCGCGCCTGAGTCTGCCGGCCTGACCTTGATTGACGGACGATTCTGCCGCTGCTCATTCGTCACCTGACGCACAAACCCCGGGATACGATTGACGGTGAGTACCGGCCTGTCCTGCAGTTCGCGATCCTTGCGTACCCGATCCGGCCACTGCTCACCCGCATAAAAATGCAGGTCATCCATGAACAGCTCACGATTATCGCGAGCGTCATCCACTGCCAGTGTGAAGCGATCTCTCGCCTGCCCCAGCAGCTCGTCGTCCGTCATAGTGTGTTCAGCCTCCCATCCAGCCGCCCCCGCCCGCATACTGGCTGACAGGTAACTGGATCTTCACCGGTGTCGATGCGTGACGCGCCGCCTCGCACGCATAGCGCAAAGCGTCAATCACATGGTTGTCTTTGTCTTCAAGAATGGGCAGCACCGTGCCCGTCAGTGGGTCTGTCTTGTAGCGATACAGCGTGAGCTCATCAATCAGATGCGTGCAGCGTGGATGCACCACGATGTCAAACGACTTCAAAAACTCCACGCCCTCTTCCAGCGACTTCGCACCCTTGATCGCCGCATTGATCTTCGGGAAGCCATGGCGCTGCATATAAC